TACAGGCGAGCCTACAGTTACATTAGGAACAATTTCAGGAGATGCAAGTCCATTGGCCTTTCCAACTTCCCACGCGGTGGATGTATCCGCAACAACAACTAAGGTTGTATTAAGAGTAAATGGTGGTACTGCTGGAAATGTATATCCAGTTGAAGTAAAAGTTGTAACAGCAGATGGCGATACAGATGTACGACATTTTAGAATTATATGTGAGGACAAACAGTTAAGATAATGGGAATAGTACCAGATAACAGAGGAAAGAAATACAAGACACACGATAAGGAGATGATTAAGAGATTAGCATCTACTATGTGTACCTATGCGGAAATAGGTTACATTATAGGTATGACTGGTGACGGTGTTAAAAGAAGATTTAATAAAGTTATAGAAGAAGGTAGAGCAAAAGGAAAAGCAAGTTTAAGACAAGCACAATTTGATAAAGCATTACAAGGTGATACAAGAATGCAGATATGGTTGGGAAGAAATTATTGTGACCAAAAAGATGACCCTAACGCACAAGAAAATACATCACCATTACCGTGGGAGGAAGATAAAGAATAATGAAACTATCAGTACCACAAAAATCAGTAGCACAAGACCAAACTAGATTTAGAACAGTTGTAGCAGGAAGAAGATTCGGCAAAACAACTTTAGCTATTAGAGAAATATGTTATCATGCTAGAATACCAGAGCAAATATGCTGGGCCATCTTGCCCTCCTACCGTCAAGCAAAAATGGTTTGGTGGGATCAATTAAAAACAAGATTAAACAAATTAAATTGGGTTAAAAAAATAAATGAAGCGGAATTATCTATTGTGTTAAAAAATAATAGTAAAATATGCTTAAAAGGTGCAGACGGAGCCGGGTTTGAAAACTTACGGGGATCTCCTAAATTAAACTTTGTAGTATTAGATGAAGTTGCTAACATTCCACAACAAGCATGGACAGAAGTTTTAAGACCTGCGATTGCAGATTCTAAGGGAAGGGGCTTATTCATTGGGACGCCTAAGGGAGTTGGTAATTTCCTATACGATTTATATCAAGAAGGACTAGATACAACAAATGATAGTTGGTCAAGTCACACCTTTACAACTATACAAGGAACCTTTGTAGATCAAAAAGAAATAGAAGAAGCAAAAAGAGATTTAGATAAGAAAACATTTGAACAAGAATTTTTAGCAACATTTGTTACATACAGTGGATTAGTTTATTATGGTTTTAAGAGATCAGAAAATGTAAAAGAATTTAGATTTACAACACCACAAAAAATGATTCATATTTCAATTGATATGAATATTGATCCGATGTCGGCAGTATGTTTTGTTATAGATAATAATAAAATAATTGTTATTGATGAAATAGAAATGTATGGAAGTAATACAGATGAATTAGTAAATGAAATATATTCAAGATTCCCAGGAACTAAAATATTTGCCTACCCTGATCCCAGTGCAAAAGCACGTAAATCTAGTTCGGGTGGACGTACGGATTTAAGTATACTTGCTAATGCAGGTTTTATTGTAAAGGCACCAAACAAACATATGCCAGTTAGAGATAGAATAAATTCAGTTAATTCAAAATTATGTAATGGTAACGGTGAGAGAGGAATCTTAATTCATCCTAAATGTAAAAAATTAATTAGTTGTTTAGAAAGACAAATATATAAACCGGGTACATCACAACCAGATAAAGATTCTGGCCATGATCATATGAACGATGCATTGGGATATGGTGTAAGTTACTTGTTTCCAATTACAAGACAATACAATGTACAACCACAATTAAATTGGTCAGTAAGGATAGCAAAATAAAATGACAGATTATACAGTAAATCAAGACCCAAAATCATTACATGACAATTATACTGAGCTAGGAGTTCATCCAGAATATAGAACTCATTATAGACATTGGCAATTTCTTTCAAAAAGTTATTTGGGTGGAAACGAATGGACAAAAGGTGAGTACCTAACGAATTATGTTTATGAAAGTAATAAAGAATATGGAAAACGTTTAGCAAGTACGCCATACGACAACCATGTTAAAAGTATAACACACATTTATAACAGCTTCTTATATAGAAATGAACCTAAAAGAGATTTTGGTTCATTAAAAAATAGACCAGAATTAGAAATGTTTTTACAAGATGCTGACTTTGAAGGAAGAACTTGGAATTCATTTATGAGAGATGTTAATACATGGAGTACAGTTTATGGACACGTATTAGTATTATTAGATAAACCTAAATCAAATGCAAATACAAGAGCCGAGGAATTAGATCAGTCTTTACGTTGCTATGCAAATTTGTATACACCAGAAAACATATTGGATTGGTGTTTTAAAAGAACTGAATCAGGTTTATATGAATTACAATATCTTAAATTATTAGAAATAGAACAACAAGCATATGGAAGACCAACAAAATATTATATAAGAGAATTCACACCAGAAAAAATTATTTTATATGCAGTTGCTCCAACTGATCGTAATAAAATTGTACCAATCGAAGAAATGACAAATGAATTAGGAAAAGTTCCAGCTGTATTTGTATATGCAAATAGATCACCAATTAGAGGAATAGGGGTGTCGGACGTTTCTTCAATCGCTTCCATGGCGATGGCGATCTATAATGAGTGGTCAGAAGCAGAACAACTTATAAGATTAACAAACCATCCGTCACTCGTTAAAACACCAGAAGTAGATGCGGCGGCCGGCGCCGGTGCAATTATTACAATACCAAATGAAACCGATGCTGGACTTCGTCCTTATCTTTTGCAACCGGGTGGACAGAGTATTGATGGTATATTAAAAAGCATTGATCAAAAAGTACAAGCAATTGATAGAATGGCAATGATGACAGGATTGAGAACGCAGGAAACCCGTCAGCAAAGTGGATATGCAATGGCGCAAGAATTTATACTTTTAGATTCTAAGCTATCAGAAAAAGCAAAAAACCTACAATTAGCAGAAGAACAAATATGGAGATTGTTTGCGGCTTGGACGGGAGAAGTATTCGATGGTTCAATAAAATATCCACTTTCATTTAATATTAGAGATAAGAATATGGATATGGATATATTAAAAAAAGTTTCAGAAACAGCAAAGAATATTGCGTTGGCAGATCCTGGAACACAAGTATTGGTTAATAAAAAAATCAAAGAAATACTTGCTAAAGATGAAGAAGAGTTAGAAGAATTAAATAAAATAAAAATTCAAACTGTAGATCCAATTAGCAATGAAAAACCACAACCACAAAATTAAAAGTCTTAAAATAAGAATTTATAAAGTTGAAAAACTTATAGATAAAATGTCAAGACGGACAAAACGACAGGTGAAGTGCTGGATAAGGCGCTGGGTGGATTGGTGGGCAAATATAATAGTTGAGGGAAAACCTAAGTTAAAAACCTTTACTATTAAAGGTAAAACATATTACCTTAAAAAAAGAAAAAACAAAAAACAAAAAGGAGAAAATAATGCTTAAAAATAAATGGATATGGGCAGGAGTTATTACAGTTGTTGTATTAGTTGTAGTATGGCAAACTGGAATATTTGCACCAACAGATATACCTGCTGTAGGAGAATAATAAAGAAATAATATGATTAACTTGTTTCTATTTGTATTTTTAATGGTATATCTGTGTTATATAATACATAGATGGATAGAGGATACTTTTTAAATGATTAATGAGGTAGAGCAATGCCACGGAATGTAATACAATTTGATTAATATGACTTTTGATAAAGGCGCAACAACATTTGATTTACAAGACACAGAATTTTATAATCCTTATGAATTATTTGATAGAATAAAATATTCACATAGTCATCCTTATAGATTAGAAAGAGAATATAAAAAAGCCATAACTTGGTTTCAAGGACAATGTGTTGAGGATTTATAAATGCCATATAAAGGAAAACTAGGCGGTGCCGCAATTGAAACTTCTGTAAGCATAGCATTAGAAAATGCTTTTAAAGATTACATTGAATTAAACAGAAGAACTATTGATTGGCAGTCACAACAGAGTGCGTTTAAGGCAAGAAAAGTTTTACAAAAAATAAAAGATTTAGCACACAGAAGGAAACTTGAATTACTAACTTTATACACTATAGATCCAAAAAGATTAAAAAAATTCAATAATCTTATCGTACATACATAACGACGTAAATATAATAATAAATAACAATAACTCAAACACAGGAGGAACTGAAAAATGGAACAGTCAAACAATCCAGAAGTCCAAGCTACGCAGACCATTGAGAACAAAGTAGACGACTCTAAAGTTAGTAAGCAATATAGCCAAACTAACAACCAATCTCAAGAAGAGGTATCAACACCGAAAACTTTTACTCAAGACGAGTTTAATGATGCAATGGCATCTGTACGTAAAAAAACAGAAGCAGGAGTATTAAAAAAATATGCTGGAGTAGATGTTAGCAAGTATCGTGATTTGTTACAAAAGGAAGAAGATAGTATCCTTGAAGAACAGAAAAAACGAGGTGAATTTGAAAAGATTCTAAAGGACACTGCTGAAAAGAAAGACCAAAGAATTAATCAATTACACAATCAGTTAAATTCAATTAAAGTTGATGATGCTATTATTTCATCCTCAGCCAAATACAAAGCCATTTCGCCTGCACAAATATCGCAGTTGATAAAAAGCCAAGTTAGATTGAATGAAGCTGGAGATGTTGAAGTTGTGGATAAGAATGGAACTCCACGTTATGCTGAATCTGGAGAATTATTAACGGTTGATAATTTGGTTAAAGAATTCTTAGATAGTAACCCGCACCATTTAAGTGCAGGCCCCAGCGGCTCGGGTTCCAAATCAAACACACAAACACAAGGTCTCCAACCTGTTGATATAACATCTTTAGACATGGATAAGCCTGAAGATAGAGCAATCTATGCCGAGTATAGAAAAAAACAAGGTATAGTTAATTAACAACAATAAACAAGGAGAACCAATACAATGGCTCTAACAAACACATCAACACTTGATGACCTTTTGCCGGCAATAACAGCAGAAGCATTATTTGTTGCATCTGAAAAATCTCTAATGAGAGGTTTAGTAAGAAACTACACTATGGCTCCAGGTACAGGTACAACTGTAACTGTTCCCATATATCCAAACCAAACAGCGGCGGCTTTAACAGAAGCTACTGCTCCAACTGCAACAGCGGTCTCAACTAGCGGCGTTACTTTTACAGTATCAGAAGTTGGTTTAAGAGCAACTGTTTCAGATCTTTCAATTAAAGCATCAGCATCTAATGTTGTTGCAGATATTGGAAGGTTGTTTGGACAAGCAATCGCAAGAAAACAAGATTCTGACATAATGGCGGCGTTTAATACGTTTTCAAGCCAAGTTGGAACGGCAGGCGGTGGGGCAGGTTCAACTGCAACAGCGGCTTTACTTTTTCAAGCAATTGCTACATTAAGATCAAACGGTTACGACACATCAAGTGATTGTGCAATCGTTCTACACCCTAACGTGGCGTATGACGTTGCATCAACAATCACATCAACTTTTGCGGCTCCGGCTTCTCAAGTAGGTAACGATGCAATGAAAAACGGTCTAATGGGAACTATCGGCGGAGTTCCAGTATACCAATCATCTCTAGTTAATTCTGCAGATGGTTCAACTACTGGTGACTACGGTTGCGGTATTTTTCATAAGGATGCAATTGGACTTGCTATAATGCAAAATATCAAAATAGAAACACAGCGTGAAGCTACGTTAAGAGGTTTTGATATTGTAGGATCTGCTATCTACGGTACTGGCGAATTATACGACGGTGCAGGGATCAGAGGTCACTTCGATTCAACTATTGAGTAGTTTTAACAACTAAGAAAGGGATAACCTTTTGCTCAAATACATTAAAAAGCCCTGTAGAAATATGGGGCTTTTTTTTATTACTGCTTAACTATTAATAACATCCAATAAATAAGTTTAGCAAGAAGGACTTGCACATCACTTAATAAGGAGGACTATAAGTGGCTAACTACTCAGCAGATTCGGACTTAGAACAGTACGAACCAGACATAAAAAATTATGGAATCCAAGATTTTTCGGATCTCCATGCATTAAGCACAGCAGATATAAAAAGAGATATTGAAATCGAATGGTGGCCTAGAGCAGGTTATGGACGATATGATATTTCTACAGGTTCCATTGCAGAAATGGAAGACAGCTTATTACAAGACAGCCAATGGACAAGAGCGGCAGTCTATCATGTATTAGGCTATTATGTGTATCCACGCTTATCTACGTTTGATCCTAACGGCGATGTATTCAGAGAAAAAATGGCTTATTATAGACAAGAATACAAAACAGAATTTGATAAAATTTTAAGATTAGGAGTCAAATACGATTACGA